TCAATGTCTTTTAACATTAGTTAATATCATCTCAAAACTTTCATTTTTACCAATGGCCTCAATAAATTCTGATACTATTTGATGTAGTGGGATTGTCATAGACACACCTCCTCATTTCTTTTCTTGAAAAATTGACAAAATTATGAATACTGCTAAGATTTAAAAACCAACCAATTGTTATGTGATGAAATTGCCGAAAGGATATGGTTATAAATGAAGGTATTTATATTATTACTGCTGCTATTGTTATTCGCCGCTTGCAACAGAGTGCAAGAGAACATACCGGAAGACAATAAAAATACCCCTTCACTAGAAGAAGAGGTAGTTGATGAATCTTTTAATTCAGATGGAGAAGAAACAACTGAAATCGACGAACTTGATGCCATACCAATAGCCCATTTCGCTGAAACCGACATTCTTCCGTTTGTTTATCAATTCCCCACAGTCCCACGAATGTGGGTTTTGATGGAATGGCCAATAGGAGGGGTGGTATTTGAAACAGACTATATGAGATTCACAAGTAGATTTACTAATTTTAATGTTTATGGAACGTTTATAGATGTTATTAATCAATTCAAAGCCCTAATGCATATAAGCGGCTTTGAAAGAGTGGCCGGGATGTACACAGCATTAGACCCGAACATTCCCGCTTCAAGCGAATGTATCGTATTTCAACAAGATAATATTTTTGTATCCATTGAAAAGCATGATACTTACATTGCAAGTGATGGCGAGACCGATTTTACCCTTTCTCCATACACTATAAGGATGGCTAAAATTGATGGCTGGGTAGCCAGCGAAATAATTGAAGTTGATATTTCCATGTTATCTAACGAAGAGTTAGAGCTCCTAGCCTATGAAGCGCAATATGATTTTTTTACATATCAAAATATTTATTGGTTAGTAGGTATTCCTGACCATGAAGGGGAGAGCGGGCGGTTTAGTGAGCTTGAGTTTAGTTTGCAGCAGCTTATCAACAGCCCGCCCATTCACATTTCTTTTACCGTGGGGCATAATGCAATAGAATTTTTGTATGAGCTGGAAACCCCGCAATACTACACCTTTTTAGAAGCGTTAGACGCCCTGCTGTCTCAAACCCGCATTAGACGAATTTATGAATTTACGCCCGCTCAAGCAATTATTTATATAAACGGCCATCACCTTACATATTTATTGGATTCCCCGATTATTTACTCGGGGAGAGTCCGATGGCATACATGGGATATATTTATAAATGAAAAGCCTGCAACCAATGAAAACACCAAGCAGTTTACCATAACAATACTAAGCGATGGATTTCGTTTTGATTGACCATATCAAAAAAGGGCTGGCTCTATGCCAACCCTTTGGTTTGTGTATGACTATTCTACAATCTTATTGGAGGTAATTAAAAATCACGTTGTGCCATTTTTGGTTGTCTCCTTTCTTATATATATTTTTTTAATTAGGGATTTTTGCAGTTTATCGGACGTAACGATACTATCAACTTGTCCAGAGTCAAAAGCACCGACTGCATTTTACCTTGCCTAACTATTAACTAAAGAGAAAATAATCTTGAACTTGTAAACCGAAAAGTTAAATTTATTGCATTTATTTTTTATAGTTTTTTGCTATAGCTCTTTTTGAATCATTAATTAAAGATAGAATGTTTTGTTTTTTTGGCCAAAACCGCTCCACCCAGCCTATAGTCTCATTTTTAAAATGATTATACTTTTTGCGTGGCTACAATCGTCTGCGTAGCCTCATCCCACGCGACATTAAGCCCAAGTGCCTCCAGCACTACACGCAGCAAAACGTTAGGCTGTGGTTGCCCTTCTGGGCCATCTGGTAATGTTAAAATCCATCTCCCGTTGATATTCTCTGCGGACACATGCAGCGTAAGCCCGCCAATAGATACATTTACGCCCACAGCACTAACGTCCGAAGGAACTTCTTTTGCTGCAAGCACTCCCGCAAGTCTTGCATTCACACGGTCGCACAGCTCGCCCAGGCGTGCTTTTAAGTACGGCCCTGGGCAGTTGGTATTCGCAAACATGTCATGCGTAGTTAAACTGCCATGCTGTGTACCGTCGTAATAAAGCCCCGGCGTGCCGTCCTTCCGCACTATACCTGGGTTGCGTTCGCATACGTCCACGCACAGCCCTACCAGCGCGTCAAAAGCGGTATCGCTTACCGCCCACACGGGTGCGCCGGTTATATTCGCCACGCCAATTACAACGGCGCGATTGTCGTTCCACGCACTGGAAGAAGCCCAGCACCGATTACGTTCTTCCACAATCAAGCCAATTTCACCTTTGGAAGATATTCCGTAGTTATAACTCGCCCGTGTTGTTACGCGCGCAAGCCAATCCAGCAGCGCACGCAGGCTTATATTACCCGCCGTGTGATGCACTGTAATCTTAGATATAGGTTGGTTGCGCGGCGAGTTTTTGTGCGGCGATAACCGCGTTAATACAGCCAATAAGCTATTCGTGATGCCTTTTAACCAATCAGACATTTTCATGCTCCTCACAGCCGTTAGAAAGCTCCGCTTTGCATTCCGGCGTCATGTCTTCGACGTTATCAATAAGTGGTAACGCGTTGCATTTTGACAAATTTTTATTCTCCATGTTTAATCTCACCTTTACTGCTGATTTTGTTTTTAAAACTCCTTATGTACCGGCTTAGTAGCGGTACTTCTACGCCGCATTCGGCTAAATTATCTAAAATTGAAACGGCTTCGGTAGCTATCAAATACCCTAGCGACAGCACACTAAACGGATGAAAAGCAATATGCCAACCAAAATGTGTGCCAACGTAATAAACCACCAAATCTATAAGAAAAGCCACGCCAACCAAAGCGAAATAGCCTACTTTTTTGACAGCTCCCCAGCGTGCCTTTTCTTTATTTATTTCCGACTTTTTTGCGGCCGCCACCATGCCAGACACTAAATCCAGTACGGAAAAAATAAAAAGAATCCACAGTAGGATTCCGTAGGCATTAAGGTAATGTGCGCCGTAAGTGAACAGCGCGCAAAGCCCTGATTTTGTGAAAAATTCACGCATAGGTACACCCCTTATCTGTAAAAGCTGTGCCCACCGTGGGTGAAAAGATATTCCCGGTTGCGGGCTGCCCAGCTTGTATGCCGCAAACTTACGGCGTTAAAAAATAAAGTCCCACGAGAATCATTGTATCCTCGTAGGGCTTTATGTACTGCTTCTTTTATTCTGTCGCACGGCGTTGCGCGGTCGAAACTGCCGTTAGCTACCGGTGTAAACTGCCGCGGCTGGAATACCACGTCGCGTATTGTGTCCGGGAAAGCTGGGTCGTCTACCCTGTTTAGGATGACGTTTATTACCAAGGTGATGCCCTTGTCGTCCTCGCCGCGGGCTTCTGCCCAGGCTATACGGTATAGGATGTCTAGTTCTTCTAGGGTGAAAGGTAGAACTTCTGTTGCGTACACCACGGCAGGCTCGCACAATTCGGCAGTTTCGTACACTGCACCGCTTGGGAAAATGAAAAGAAGTACAAATAGGATAATAATCATGTTGATGTGGCCTTTCTTTTGTATTCGCATTGTTGTATGGAAGACATGTGTATGCTATATTTAAAACCTACAAAAACCCATAAATAGGAGCGATACCAAATGGCAACTTACATAAAAGACAAATGCCCGGTGTGCGAACATAACAAGCACCGCGTTATAGGCGAAATAAAAGATAAAAATTCACCTGTATTTATTCCCGACGGTAGCGCAATAGTCGCTTGCAAAAAATGCAAGCTTATATATGTAAACCCCATGCCCCACTGGGATGCTGATGATTTTGAAAAATTATATACCGAAGATTATTTCACTCTTTTTGGGTCGGACGAACAGAAAAAATGGTTTAATATTCGCGAGAATGTTAACCCGCGCAAACGGTTTGACAAGGTAGCTGCGCATATAAAATCGAAGCCGAAGAAAATGCTTGAAATTGGAGCTGGCGAATATGCATTTATGGGCAAATTTCTTAATTCAAATGGATGGGATGTTACGGTGCAAGAACCCGGCAGTAAATTTGCAGAAAAATTGCGTATGACTCCTGGCTTTAAAGTTGAAACATGTGACATTTTAGCGTTGGACGAAACCGAGAAATATTCATTTATTTTTGCAGATTCGGTATTGGAACACGCTCCAAATCCTGTTGAATACGCAAAAAAGCTGTCCAACCTACTTTGCCCCGGTGGCGTTTTATACAGTGTGTCACCAAACGAATACTCCATGCACAATTTTCTCATGAATATTGTTGCTAAAATGAAAGGCCGGAACCCACATTACATTGCGCCGTATGAGCAACCCTACCACATTTGGGTTTACAAAAAAATCCTTAGAGATGTTGGGCGAAAAAAGCGGGTTGAACTTATTTAGTTACAGGAAAGTTGACGATTATAAAGCATTCCACATGCTTAATTCAAAGAGAAGTGCGATTATTCGGTACCCGTTTGCATTGCTTTACGTTGTTTCACAGGGTGTTGGGCTGGGCACTAATGGTGAGGCTTTGTTTGTGAAACAATCCTAAACATTTTTATAACCCCTATTGACCATGCTTTGAGCTTAGTTAATAGGGGTTATTTTATTGCTACAATAAGCTATCTGCGGCGAAATGTTATGTTGAATTCGATTTGTGGATTACCTCCCGTTATTGCAGGCGAGTTATTCATGTTAGATATTATAACGTCCCCAGAGGGCAAAGCAGATAACATCGCACTGATTAATGAGCCGTTCTGATGGCTACCTCCTCCAGAAGTAATGCGAATAAATGCAGGAAACGTAGATGTCATGCCGCCAACCGGTCTAAAACCTTGAGGTATTGTAAATAATACGCTCCCTGTCACTATTCCCCCTGAAAGCATTGAAGATGATCGCATTATTGGTCCTTGCATTATTACAATATCCCCAACAGCGAATACTTGTGCGCCTTGCGGTGTATTGAGGCTCCAGTTTGGGTTCATGGTGGGTGTAACTAACTCTCTAATGTGTCCCAACTGTGTGGTAGTTACATTATGCGGGTTGTCTCTGTGCATTATGTGTTGCATTAAAGTATTGCTAAATGAGCTGAACATTGCATTTTGCGCCCAACTTACAGGCTTGTCCGCATCGCTGGTGTTATCCACATTACCAAGCCCCACCTGCGCGGCGGTTACATTGTGTGGATTGTCTCTATTAGATATATGAGGGAATAGCAAATTACTTAGTGACGAAACACTGCTCTGGGTGCTCGTTATTCGTGTGCCAATACTTTCGTTTTCTGATGCAAGTGTTTCTATATTATCAATAGTAGCATCGTGGTCATAGGCAGTGAAGTTTCTTGCAATTGACACCCCCGCTTCCCAAGGCTGCGCTTCGCCCTCAAATCCGCGTTCTATAGTTAAGGTGTTGCCTTGTTTGCCAACCAGCTTGACGGTCTCGGCATTGAGTGCGCCGCCACCGATAACCAATAAGGTTGGTGCGTCCGGCAGAATGCCCCCGTCTTGCACTGTTATATCTGTTGTACTTACGGTTATATCTTCCATTAAAAATGTCTCTGGGCTGTTAACCTGTGCTTTGTACATTGGTTTCATTATAAATTCTCGCCTCCTCGGGAGTTAGTGAAAATAGTTAAAAATATTGATGCGCTTATTCGTGTTAAGCGGTTTGGTACGATTTCTAGCCTGTGCCATGCGTTGCGTACTATGCGGCCGCTACTGTCCCGGCGCAAAAATGGGATTATATCTATGTTGTCTAGCCCGCCGGTTATAGGTACCGTGGTGTCGTCTACCCGTATGCTAACGCTATCTGCTCTTGTACCTGTGAAGATGCCGAATTCGATGTTATGCGTGTGGTTAGGTATTGTTATGTTGTGCTGGTGTGCTGCTATGGTTACGTTGTGTTGGTGCGCCGGTATAGTTACAAAGTGGTCGTGCCCGGGTATTGTAACGTTATGGCTGTGGCCGGGTATTGTGACATTATGCCCGTGACCTTGTATTGTAACGGTATGCGAATGCCCTGCTACGTCTATCGTATGCGCATGATCATGCCTGTGTGGGAAAAGTCCGTGGTTGTGCGATGGAGTTCCGTCAGATGTTGTTAGCGCAGGCCATGGAGCTTGCATCAACGACCACTGCGCCCCAGTGTTATCCGGTGTTGTCGAGCGAAATATGCTTCCGCTAGTAGATTTAGTTGGCGTTCGCACACTTTCTGTTGATGTTGTAGGAGACTGTTGCCCATGCCAAGTAGTAGTTTCTACAGCCCAACCGCCCCAAGTTGTAGACGGCGTAACCCCGCCGCCATTGGTAGTAGATGCCGTAGTACCGCCGCCGCTGGTGGATGTTTGCGTTGTGCCGCCCCCACCCTGTATCGCGCGTGAGAATGCCCTAAACGGCAACAGCTGTATACGTAACCGTGCCTCGTTAATATTAACCATGCTAGCTGGCAAGAAAAATTCAAACACAGCTGGGAAATCCGGTTCTGCGTTGTCGATAAACGTCATTGGTATTTGCGTTTCTGCGCCTTGGGCGTAGGTTTCGTTTATCCTTGCGCGGTCTTGTAGCGCGGCTATGCTGCCTGCGACGTTTCTGTCTTTGTTTGCAATTACTACCTGCACATCTGCTTTTGTAACGTCCGGCTTGTCAATTTCCATAATGCGGGTGTCTATATCTATGTTGTCTTGTCGGTCTATAACCCGCACCATTTTGCCCTCGATAAACCTGTCGAAGTCCTGTTTTGTTCTTTTAAACAGGTCGATGGATTCTACCGTGTAGCTTATATAAGGGTTTTTTAGTTGTTCCAGTATAGTCTCTGCCGTGGCTTTCATGCTTGCGGGGTCTTCCAGACGGCGGTCTGTCCATATGGCGGACTTTAGCCCCCACTTGGATATTGTGTCTGCATCTAAGTATGGCACACCGTTGTTTACGTCCCGTATTGTTAGTTGGTTGTCCCCTTCGCCATAACCTAGGGGGTACAGGCGCGTGACAAGGTTTTTAGAATCCTCTTCTTTGGTAACGCCCTGCATGTTTTTTCTGCGACGCAATTCGCAACCTATTTGTGTTTCTGCCTTAACTAGGTTGATAGTCCACGGGTAGCTTGTGGTGTCGTAAGTGAAATGCCATTCCTCCGCAAAGGGACGGGGTATGGAGAATAAAGCCGCCAAAAGATTGTCGCTTTCCCATTTGTATAAAAATTGGTGCCTAAACTCGCAAGTGCCCAGCCGCCAACGCGTTACGGTTTGCCGGGCTAAAATATCGTTGATAACATCCTCCGTGAAGACGCCTATGTTACCAATTTGATGGAATTTAAAAAGCACGTCATCAAGCAAAGTTGTGATGACGTGCTCGCATTTATATTCCCTAAAACCCTGCTGCCCGCGTGTTAGGCGGCTTTTTATTATGCGGAAAAGTTCCACACGTTGGCCGCCGTCATATATTTCTACATAGTTAAATTGCTGGCAATGTTTATTTTTTGGGTCGTCTGCCGGTAGTGTAAATTGTGCCGTCCAAAGCCCGTTGTATACTTGCTTGTAGCCTACTTGTATGGCATTTTCCAAGTTTGCAAGCCGCTCCATGTTTTGGTTATACACCCTTGGTGTGTTTGCGTTGCTCACCCTTTTTACCTCCTATAGCCAAGCGTCTTTCCACAGTGCACGCATATCAAATCTGCTGTTTGGTGCCTGTGTGTCTACTGTTATTTCGTTTATACCCGGGTTAAATAGGAAGAATTCGCTTTCCCTATCCAACCAGCGCATTGCATTTTGTCCGTTTATTTCTACCGTCATGTTATCCGTGTCGATAACCATTTCATCGCCGGGACGGAAAATAAAGCCTGGAGTGGTGAGGCTTAGCGTCTCGTATCTGAATGTGCTAAAGCCATAAGGCATTATTGCAGCAACATTTATTGATACATTGCCTTCCAGGTTTCGCTCGCGCCCAAGTTTGCCGTTTAGTGCATGTGATATATCAACAATGCCGCTAAGAGGCGTTGACCTGTTAACTTGCCCATTTATATCAGGCATTAAGGTTGCTGTGCCTTTAACCGTGGTTGCACGATTTACTCGCCCATTCGCGTTTATGCCAATAGATGAAGTACCGCTATACGATGCTACACGTTGCATAGTGCCGGTTACGGCTGTTTCCGTTGAAACTATGCCGCCAACAAAAACTGTGCGGTTAACCTGCCCGCTTGCTTCTGTGGCTAGTGAAATAACTCCACTTAGAGTAACGGTGCGGTTAATGTGCCCACTAACCTCAGGCTCAATTTTTATACTTCCTGCATAGAAAGTAGGCGACGCAACTCTAAATCGAACGTCTGTATTGCCCCTTAGGTTTAGTGCAGCGTTAAGCCGCCCGCCTGCTGTTTGCATTCCAATTGTTATGGTGCCGCTAAGCGGTACGGCTACAGCATCTGTTAAGGGGCGGTTAAACCTGCCTCTATTATATTTTTGTCTATTGAACATGTTGCCGCCCCTTCTCTTTAATTAAGCGAGTGTCCCGCTTGCTACTGGTGTGTTGCCTACTATTCTTATTTTTACATGTTCGGGAAGAGCTTTGGCTTCGTCGCCTGTTTCGATTAGCTTTGGTATGTCTACTGCTGCAAAGGCTAGCATGTTGCCACCGGTTGCTGCTGTGTGAATAGTAAAGTGCGAAATATTGCCCCAGTCTGCTGTAGCTACGGGGAAGCGTATTTCTGCGGTGTTTGCTATCTCGATGTTACCGTCTACCACTGTGGGTGCGGTAAAAGAGATTTGCTGCGGTACATATCCGCCGCCCTGCACCTCTGTGCCTGTGTCTTGCATTGTAGGGTCGGAGATGTAAAGTCTTAAAAATAACTGTGCGCTTGGCGCTGTTGCTGTGTTCCTGAAAAAGTGGTCAAGCATTCTGCCTGCCAACCATGTGCTTACTGTACTCATGTGTTTTGTGCCCTCCTGGTAATAGATAAATTTGTGATATTTGTGGTGCCGGTGTTCCTTAAAATTACAATGCAGGGTGTGCGCTGTGTGCCTTGGCTTGTTACTGATACCATGTCGCCACTGGTTAGCCCTGCGTTAATGCTTTGCAAAAAGTTGCGGGTTTTGGCAAACGGCTGGCATTCAAATACCACGCTTGCCCGTTTTGTACGTATTATCTGTGCGGTGTCTACCGCTTGGTGCACTACTGCGTCGTAGGCTTTGTCCGGCTCGTCGTCGAAATATAAAATACCCCTGCCGCTTAGCCAAAAGGCAATATCGCGGGCAAGGGCTTGTAGGTCTCGCACGTTGTTACTGATAAAGCATATATCTACGGTAATGTACCGTTTTTGGTATGTCTCACCGCCAAAGTCTACGGTGCCGTGCCTGCCTGTTATTGTGTATTCGTTACTGTTGGCAGCCGGCAGTAGTGGGCGATGAGCATTTTCCATAGCTAGCCAAAAACTTGTGCTATGCCTGTTTGCAAAAAAGAATCCTATCATGCAAAAGTTACACCTCCGCTCCAGTTCTGTTGGTCTATGCCGTCTTGTATTAGTGTCATAACCTGCTTGGCTACTTTGTTTATGTCGCCTTCTTCGCGCACGTGGAATTGGTTGCCGGTTATTGTTATTTGAGGCGGGGTGTGGCTGTGTTGTGAACTTATAGTGTCCGCATTAAGTGGGTTTGTTGTGTAGCGAATGTTGCTTTCCAACGCGTGTATGGACCGTAAGACATCTTTTGTATCCCCGATTAGTTTGCCGGGGTCTATGTGAAGTTTGTCCATTACGTCGCTTGTAATGCGTTTGCATACATCCGCAAGTTCTTGCCCCTTGGCTTTCATGCGAATAATTAAGCCGTCGCCTATGTGGTCGGCTATTTGCATGGCTTTCCGGGATGGTGAATTGATTGCTGCGGCTGCGCGCATGGCGGCAAGTGCGTTGTTTATCATGTTGGATGCGGCACTGGCTACTATTCCGCCGCCATTCATTATGCCACGGGCTACTCCGTTTACAATGTCAAAGCCTATGCTGTCGAAGTTTGCGCCCATAACTGCCATATCGGCTGTGCGGCGCATGTCTTCTACTTGGCGGCGTATGGCGTTGTCTACTTCGAAGTTGCGGTTGATGGTATCGGCTATGCCGTTTACAAATGCGCGGGCTAGGGTTCTTGCGGTTTCTGCAACGCGTGGCTGTATGGCTTTGGTACCCCTTATTAGTCCCTCGCCGGAAGATACGCCTACTTTGTGGGTTTCTTTGCTTGGGGAATTTATTCCGAGTTCGCGCCGTATGCCGTTCATGTAAGTTACTGCCATGCCTGCGGCGGCTTCGTCTACGTCGCTTAGCTTGTCGTAGATGCCACTTACAAAACCATCGATACAATCTGCACCGTGATTGTCGAAGCCTAGTTGGTCGATTTCTCTGCCCATAGCGTTGAATGCGTTTGTTACAGTTGTGATTAACGCGTCTTCCATGCCGCTGTTTTCTAGGATGGTGGCGGCTACATTGTCTATTAGCTCTTCGGCGGATTGCGCCGCACCGCTTGGGTCTAGCTCGCGTTGCATACTTTCTACTGCTACGCGGGTGCTGTCGGCGAAGGCTTCGTTTAGTGCGTCTAGTTCGTCGTCACAGGCTTCTACTAGGGCACGTACTGTTGCTGCGCCTTCTACGCCCGCCCGGCGTAGTTGTTCGATTAGGCCTTCGTCTACGCCACGTTCGGTTAGCTCGGCGAGGTTTTTGCTCCACGCTTCAACAGCTTGTGTGTTGTGTTCTAGGTTTGCAGTCATTTCCCGCGCGGAGAGTGCGGCACTTTCGGAAACTTGACTAAATGCGTTAGAGGCTATGCGCTTGTAGCTTTCAAATGCGCGCTCTATTTTGGAGATGGCTTGGGTTTGGGCACGTTCCCATTCTGCTAGGCGAGCGGCTTGTTCTTCTATTTCTTCTGTTGTGTATGAAACGGCGGCTGCGGCTTCTTCTTGAGCTTGCGTCATGTATTGTATGGCTTCGGCGTGGTAGTTTATTGTGTCGGTTAGTGCTTCTTGCATTGCTTGGTTATTTTCCATAGCTCTGGTAGCTTCTTCAAAGGCAGCTCTCTCGTATTCCAAGGCATCACTAGCTGCATTTCTGACGAGTACGCCCGCACTACGGGTCTCGTTATACCTTTTTTCCTGATATTCAACGCGCTCCGCGGCTTGTGCTAGTTCTATTGACAGCTCAATAGCATCTTGCTGCAAGCGATTGCGCTTCTCCAAATCTGCATCTAATAATGCTTGCCTTTCTGCTATGGATAAATATTTATCAATGGCATCCATAGTCATATTCAATGCGCCCGTTTGTTCATCAAAAGCAAGTGTAAGCCCGTCTACACCACTATTGAGTATATTAATAATGTGGTGCATCCGCGCAATTTCCCCGGTAGTGAGCACTGTCTGTGATAAAAGCTGTTCTAGCTCTGCAACTAAATTGCGATAATGTTTGGCAGTGTTTTCGATGTTGCGTATTTCCTCTTGAAACATAGCTACACGGTCGGCTGCTGCTTGTGCCATTTCACGCTGACGATCAAGCCATTCTCGGCTTGCTTGGGTTTGCTCTCTAATTGCGGCATTGTTGCGGTTAAACCATGTAACCAGAGCGGTTATGCCGGCTATAAGTGCTGCAACAGCAGCTATTTTCAAACCAATTGGGTTGGCTTTCATTGCGGCGTTTAGGCCTAACTGCCCCTTAATGGCAGCAGGCATTTTTGCCGCAAAGGCAGTAATCCCAGCTTTTAGTGTCCCAAATTTTGTAATAACAAATGTTTTTGCGCCCCCGGCAGCGGCTATGGCTGTTTTTAGGTTGTTAAAATGCCCTACCCCAGTGTTTATAGCATTTTTTAGGCTTTTAAAATTCTCTTTCCCGTCTTTTATAGTTTTGAAAACTTTATTGAAGCTATCTACTTTGCTAATTATAGCGGAAAAAGAGTCTCTTATTGTGTCCGTTGTCCTGCTGGTGTCTTGAAATGTACGTTGCAAATTGCGCTGTACTACCTCTAGCCCTTCTAGGGTGCGTTTGAGCTCTGCTGCGGCTCTGTCGTATTCGTTGAAATTTATCATTTTTCACCTCATCTCTTTTGACTAAAAGCCATTGTGTAACATCTCTGTACGAGTGCTTATATAGTTGTGACTACACCTAACGCCCTAAGGCGAATATTGCATAAAAAATACTTAGGTGTTATCATCATAAAAATAAAATATAAATTTTAAGGAGTGTTTCATATGAAAAACAAGTTAACAACTTGTATTGTTGGGGTAGCATTATTTATTACTGTAGTAATGATTTTTGCCGCTTGCACAAGTAGCAGGTATGCAAATGCTAGCGAACGCAATAGAAATATTGCAACACAAGCCCTAAATATCACAGACGAGTTTTTAGATAGTGAGGTAAGTGCACGCGATGCGTACAACAGAGTTGATGCTCTTGCAGACATTGATCGTGATGGAGATCGTGCAAATGGCTCAATAGCCACAGATATATTGCTACTGCGTTCCGCTTTGTTGAATTCATCAATCTCCGATACAAATGAGAATTGGGACACTGTCTTGGAACGTCGCAATAGAATAGCAGAAGGTTTGGGTTTGAGCGCACGATAAAGGAGTGTTTTGTATGAAAAACAAGTTAACTGGTGTTGCATTGCTTATCGCTTTAATGGTTGTTTTCACGTCTTGCACAAGCAATAGTCTATATGCAAATGCTAGTGCGCAAAACAGAGACATTGCCACCCAAGCTCTAAATATCGCAGATGATTTTTTGGATGGCATTATAAGTGCAAATGTTGCGTCTAACAGAGTTGATAATCTTGCCGACATTGATCGCGATGGACATCCTGCGAATGGAATCATAGACGGCCATATATCATTGTTGCACACATCTCTTATGATGGTCATTTACGATCCCGTAGAGCAGAATAACGATGCAAATTGGGATACTGTTTTAGAACGCCGCAACACAATAGCAGAAGGTTTGGGTTTGAGTACGCGGTAAATAAGCTACATACACCATTTGAATACATTTCCATACCCCTATTGGTCATGCCTCAAGCGTGGATAATGGGGGTTATTTTATATCTATTACTGGTGTCTGGAAAGGCAGATTGCAACACTCATTTGCGTCGCATACATTGTACAAGGATCCATATGGAGGCGTATCACCAAAACCCCTTAGGCAAATCGTCAAAGTATTTAACCTTTATGGGTTCATTTTCGCGCTCTGCATGCTGCTGTTTTGCACCGTTGGCTAGTAGCCATTGTTCAGCATTGCCGTAATAAAAATAAAATGTACTGTCCATAAATTGCTCGTATGTCCAGCCTAGCTTAGTAGTGGCAAAATGTATGTGCCAAAACCAGTCGAACTCCGCAGCTAGGCTGTCTTCGGCTTTTTTTTGTCACCCTGCTTATGGTCTTGCAGTTTAGACACTACTTTGTTTGTGCGGCCTAGCAATTCCATAATTTTGCCTATTATCTCGAAGTTAAAATCTACATCTTGCAGGTCTTCTAGCTCTAGCTCTACGCCGCCGCATTTAAGCATTACATATAGTAGTTTTGTTATTTCTTCGCCGGATATTTTTTGTTCGCTAAGCCGGGCAATAACACTGTAGAAGTTCTCCTTAAAAAGGTCTTCCACCTCTGCCATGCCCCGGACTGGGAATCTTATAGGGTACTCTACGCCGCCTATTTCTACGAATAGCGGGTCTAGTCTGTTTTTTTCAAATTTCATGTTGGTTCTCTCCTTGTGGATTGCTGAGGGTTTTGTTTTTTTGGGTGAAAGCTTTAGAGAGCTACTTAACGGCGGCATAGCGAAATGTTTCCCTCATACCCTACCCTCTCTTCATGATATAAGTGGCTGCCCTGTTAGAGAGGTGGCTTTTTCAGATTTGCACTAGCCCCGTCTTGCATAGGGGTATCTGCCTTGAGCGATTGCCGGGTGTCCGCACAGTTTTGTGCAAACGTGGCGGCTTGTCCGCCGCTTGTACAAAACTGGGTGGGCGCACGGTACTAGCGCAAGGCAGATACCCCTATGCAAGACGGAATGGCGATGCACTACAAAAAAGCCACCTCCCTAACGGGGCGGCAGCTTATATTTGGTCTTCTTTGTAAATTACGTTGCCAAAGAATTCTTCGATGCTAAGCGGTGTGTTGCCCGCTGCAATGTCTTTACCTTGGTCGTACATAACGCGCCATAGGCCACTTTCTGCACCGCTGCCAAAAGGTATAATCTTAATGTTATAATTCTTTTGTGGGTCAGACGGGTCATTTGTTCTGGACGTTTTGTTGTCTTCGCCAGGTACAAGTTTACATACTGGGTGCCAATAAAACACCATTGTGCCGTCTCTGTTTTCGCCCCAATAGCCGAATGCAAATTCTTTTTCTAAGTCGGTTGCGCGGTTGAATACAAAGCCGTCTGTTTGTGTTGCACCGGACAGTTCTGTTAGTAAGTTTTTGTCCAGTGCTACTGCGTTAAGAGATATGTTGCCGCCTGTTACTTGGCTTACATACTCGAAAAGTGTACCGCTTGCCCAAATTTCCTGCTCTGCTACCGTAGGGGTTAGCCCCAGTTCGCGAATAACATCGCTGCGGATGATTTTGTTTTGGTACACAATGTCCGTTGGTGTTCTGTTTTTTATGACGCAAAAGAACGCTGCGCCTACAGATACTTCAAAGGTTGGTTTTACTGTCTCGATTCTTGAGTTGTTCATTGTTGTCTCCTTTTCTACTGCTTTTGCAGTTAAATATTAAGGCTAAATTGATTCAATATAACCTTATTTTCTGGGTTAAAAGAATGTGAAATTGTAAACCCGAGTTTGTTTTTATGGAGAACAGCTTTTAGCTGCGCTAAACTTGGGTCGAAAGGTTCTTTTGTAAAATGCGATACTTCTACGCTTATTTGTTCCTTGAAAGCGTTACTGCTTGCCCAAATGGCGGTTGTAGATATTTCTTGGTATACGATGTGGGGGTAAGTTGTTGTTGCAGTTTGGTAATGCGCCACGGGTATTGCAGCTGTGTTTAGTATAGTTTCTAACTCTTGCAGGGTCATGTAATCACCGCCTCGCCCTCCGTTCTATTGCTAAAATGCAAAAGCTCCGTATTACTGTTTGTGAAGTTGTAATTTACTGTCATGTTACTAAACTTTGCACTGCTGCTCTCGGTCTCAACTGTTACAGAAAGTGTCTTGCTTTCGCCTTGCTGCTCTACTATTTGTGAGAACAGGTCGTTAAAGTCGAGGTTGCCGTTGCTGTTTGTTATGTTTATGTCTGTGTTACTGCCCCTGCGGCTTATGTCCATTGTGGTGAAGTTGTTTATGGTGATATCGCCGTTTTCAAGGGTTAGGATGACATTGCTCATAGATTCACCTCCTAGCCATATTGTTGTTTCACGTGGAAAATACCTACTCCATGAAGAAGTTTTGCAAGCCCTCTTACACGCAGATTTTAGTTTGCGTAAATTTGCAAAACTTCTTTATGGGTTTTTTCCTCGCCAATACCAATAAAAAAACAGCAGCCGTGTTTTTGTCCGGTTGCTGTTTTATTTTGATGGTGACATATTAACACATGTTTTTTTCCCTGGGGCGCCATGTTTTGCTCTATCTTCAAATCAAATTTAAATTATAAGCAATACAATACAAAAACCGCTGTTTCCACCGTTGGTATGTGCGTACCCCGGTAAAATCTGGGTACCGTATCTCGTAGGCGATATTCTCCCAAATACCGCGGCGGTACTCATCCGGCACAACCACCAGTGCTTGCTCCACCGCTTGCAACTCGGTAGATATTACCGCCCGGCGCAAAGCTTTACGTTCCACCTGGTCGGTTTTTCGCATGCCGCGGGGCATGCCGTCGGGTGGCGGTGGCGATTCGTACAATATGTCGTGGTACTGTTCTTTTAGTCGCTCGTAGTCGCGTACCAGCATGATTATACGCCGGTACAATGTATCAGGTAAAAGGTATGGGTTATTTTTTGTGGCTTGATAGTCTCTCATTTTGTTTACCTCCGTTGGCTTGTTACTTTGTTACATCTTGCGTACGCGTATTAGCGCATGTTGCGATTAGGCGTTACCTTTACCCTTTTTCTCTCTAAATCACATTTACCCTTTAGTATAGATGTAACAATGTAACAATCGGGTCTAGCCCGCTCTACAGGCTGTTACATTTGGTGTTACATCTTTGTTACATTCATAAAACTTGCCGCAAAGCACCCTCGAAATCTGTTACATCTGTTACATTGAATGTAACAGCTTTTCATACCCCCTACACAATCCATACAGAGGAAACCTAGTTGGATTATCAGAGCGTTTCCAGCCTTCCAACTTGGCCAGAATTTGGTTTATAGCCATAGAATCTTTATATGTTAAATCTGCCGGGAACTTGCGGAAACATTCTGCCCATATTTCTTGCGGACAAACGGTTTTGCGCGGTACAGTGCCCAGCAATTTTGTATCCCGTAGCCATTCTTGGCGGTCGTATAGTTTCATGTTTGCCCAGTTTTCGGGCAGCAAGGTGTTTAGATATTCGACTACAATGCCTTCGCGCTCGTCTGTTTCCATTGCGGCGCGCTGCTCTTTTTCTGCGTGGGCTAGAATATCCGAAGCGTCGATATACAGGTTTTCGTCCGCCTTTTGCAACATAAGGGCTTCTGCCCAAATTTGGTTTACTTCGTGCTGCGAAAGTTCCCAGGGTTTACAAGTAGCACTGCCCGTTGCGGTTATTGGCCAAAAGCGGCGGTTACCCGCGGCGTCGCGCAAGTATCCGCTGTCGGCATTGGTGGTGCCTATGAACACGCATTGCCTGGGATGCGGCGTAACCCGCTGCCCGTAGGCGGCACGGTATTTGTCGTCCTGCCGGCTTATGAGGCTGCGCAACGTTTCTACATCGGCCTTTTTAAGCCCGTTAACTCCCCTATTTCGATTATCCACGCGCCTTGCAGTTTTTCGGTGGCATCTTTTACCGTGCGAATGTCTAAAAGCTGCAAAGAATCGCTAAACCAGGCCATGCCCAGCCTTGCAATAAGCATACTTTTGCCAATGCCTTGTGCCCCGCGTATAACCGGAATGCAGTCAAACTTGCAGCCCGGTTCTTTTATTCTTGAAATGGCGGCACACAGCCATTTGCGAGTTACTGCCTGCACGTATGCGTTGTCTTCTACCCCCAGGTATTTGATGAACAACGCTTCGGCACGTGGTACACCGTCCCACTTGGGCAAGGAGTTGAAGTAATTTTTAATCGGGTGATACGACCTGTCGTCGGCGTCTCGCCACCATTTCGAGGAATTCTTCCACGGCACTTTGCTTGTTTTCTCCAAGCTATCGCTTAGCTCGTTGAAGACTATGTTCTGCAGAAAAGGGGCATTTTTTAGGATTGTTATCAAATTTTCTAAAGTTTTTTTCTATGCTGCCTTTGCGGTCTATGGTAGATTTGCGTACCATGTGGTATCGGTTGCCACGGTTTCAGTTTTGTTTTTTTGGGTGAAAGCTTGCGAGGCGGGGTAAATACTGCCTTCCGGGGTTTCGACATTATTTTGTTTTTTTGTCGAAGGTGCTCTGCCCCGCTTGTGTGCCGGGATGTGCGCCCATCTGGTACTGCACCAGCAGGCTGAGCAGCCGGCGGAATTGCCTCTGCTTCACTTTTTCATCCAGTGCGTAGGCTATCATAAGAATTTCAAAGTCCGAGGCCTCTGTATAGCGATACACCCCCACATTTAGCCAAGTCTGCCGATGAGTACGCTTCTATATTGAAACAGTCCGCGCGATAAGATAAATCAATAGCGGCAACAGCGGAAAAAACAGTTCCCCACCCACACCTACATCCAATCCCAACAGCTCGCGTTCCAGCCGGGCATAACTAAACACCAAAGGCGTAAATGCCCAACACGTTGCAATAAACACAAGCCATGGATTTTTACATGGCGAAACTTGTACAAAAAGCCATGATTTTTTACACAATTCGTAGTTGCACATTTAGTTTGCTCCTTCCAATTCATCTAACTTCGCAAGTATCTTTTCTTGCAATTTTGGGTTCACACGGTGCCCTAACAACACGTTGCAAAACTCGGTGTAATTAACGCCCAGCAGCTTTGCAAATTCTGTTTTCTTGTAATCCATTTTGAAAATGCGCCCGGTGGCGTCTGCACCCCATGCAGGGCGCTCTACTTTGTTTGCCATTCGTCATGCTCCTTTCTATAATTTTGTAGAAGATTTTTTGTTTTGTTCTTGGATTCTCCTTGACATGGCAGTTATGCAGAATGTATAATTTTATGCATAACCTTTCGTGTTGGATTTTCGGCAGAGGAGGGTTATGGATTTTTTCACAAACTTCGCCGTGTAAAAATCCAAGGATTTTTTCACAAACTTCGCCGTGTAAAAATCCATGTATAAGAGCATACTCTATAATATTATAGAATGCAAGACTATTTTTCTATAAAACTATAGCAAGCCTCGCTTCTTCAAGTGAAGGAAGGTGAAAACGTGGAAACAATCGACAGAATAGTTAAGCTATTAGACGAAAAAAATATCTCTGCAAACAAAATGGCAACCGATTTACAGTTGCCAAACAGTGCCTTCTCGATATGGAAAAAAGGGCAATCAAAGCCCTCTTCCGACGCTATTATCAAAATTGCAAACTATTTAGAAACCACAACCGATTACCTTTTAACCGGAAAGTTAACGGACACGCAAGTCTCGCTCATGGAGGGGCTAGAATTTGCGTTCCTAGAAGGTTACAAAGCATTGGATGACGAAGACCGTGCAGAACTTAATCGAGCAGCCCAGCGCATGTTAGAACTCAAACGCCTGCGCGAAGATAAGCAGTAA